CGGCCTACACGGCAAGAGGTTCAGCAGGTTGCACAGCAGCCGAAGCCTGATCCAAAGGCGCAGCAGTGGGCTGAAAAGAATGAGTGGTTTGGTCAAGACGAAGTCATGACGTATGCTACTTTTGGAATACACCGTAAACTTATCGAAGAGGAAGGGTTTGACCCAAACAGCGATGAGTATTATAGTGAGATTGACCGTCGTCTTCGTTCGGAGTTTCCGAACAAGTTCCAGACGGCTAAAAAATCGGGGTCGAATCAGGTCGCTTCTGCTGGTTCATCAGCATCTCGTAATCCAAAACAGGGGCGTAAGAATAGCGTGAAACTATCACCATCGCAGATCGCTATTGCAAAAAAGCTCAATGTTCCTCTTGAGGAATATGCCAAGTATGTAAAGGATTAAGAAATGGCTGATAGAAAACCACGCGCTCAAAGTACCCGAGAGTTAGATTCTCGTAGAAAACCCTGGGCACCGCCCAGTCACCTTGAAGCACCACAAGCCCCTGATGGCTTTGTGCATCGTTGGATTCGAGTTGCGATGCGCGGCGAGGAGGACAAAATGAATGTCCATGCCAAGTTGCGTGAAGGATGGGAACCTGTCCGTGCAGATGAGTATCCAGACTATGAAGCCCCTGTCATCGATGATGGCAAGTACGCGGGAGTTATAGGTCAAGGTGGTCTGATGCTGTGCCGTATCCCTGAAGAAACAGCCCGTGAAAGAAACGAGTATTACGGGGGCCGGACCCGAGAACAAATGGTAGCTGTGGATCAGGACTTGATGAAGGAACAACATCCTTCAATGCCGATTCAAAACAATCGGCAAAGTCGTGTAACCTTCGGAGGCCGTGAACGCGACTCCGAATAATTTTAGAGGATTGCTACTATGGCAAACACTAACGGTGCATTCGGACTACGTCCGATTGGCGTTCTAGGTCAGGGCGCAAACACCACTGGTGCGACCGAGTATCGTATTGCCTCTGGAAACACTAACGCGATCTATCAAGGTTCTCCTGTAATCCCGCTTGCAACTGGCTTTATTGACATTGTTGGCGCGGCAGCAGGTGGCACTGTAGGTCTACTCGGTGTATTCTGGGGCTGTGAATACGTTTCGTCCACCACTGGTGAGAAAATTTTCTCAAACCATTGGCCTGGCTCTGGCGCGGATTCTAACCATCCCGTCAAAGCATTCGTGTATGACAACCCAATGCAAACATTTGTAATTGCGTCAGACGCATCGCTAACAAGCGAAGCAGTGGCACAAGGTCATGTGTTCGCAAACGCAAACTTTGCAAATGCAGATGCAGGCGTAGCAGCTACAGGTATCTCATCAGGCAAGTTGGCTGTCAGCACAATCGCCGCCACCGCAACATTGCACTTGCGTATTCTAGGCATCCAAGATGACCCAGAAAACCAAGACTTTACTGCGGCAGGCATTCCAGTAATCGTCCGTTTGAACAACAGCTTTAACTCACCTAACGGTGCGGTAGCGGCTGGTACAGTTTCAAACCTTGGCTTGGCATAAGGAGACTGACGTATGGCTATCTCTCGCGCACAACTAGCGAAAGAGTTGGAACCCGGTCTCAACGCCTTGTTTGGTATGGAGTACTCACGGTACGAAAACCAACACGCTGAGATCTACACAACAGAATCCTCTGATCGTGCATTCGAAGAAGAGGTTATGTTGAGCGGTTTCGGAGCAGCACCAACTAAATCAGAAGGTTCTGCAGTAAACTTCGATGAAGCAAACGAAGCATACACTGCTCGTTACAACCACGAAACAGTGGCGTTGGCATTCTCAATCACTGAGGAAGCTATCGAAGACAATCTTTATGATCGTCTTGGTTCACGTTACACTCGTGCGTTGGCTCGTTCTATGGCTCACTCAAAGCAAGTTAAGGCCGCAGCGGTTCTTAACAACGCCTTTACAGGTGGTGCTTCAGCGGGTGGTGACGGTAAAGCACTATGTGCGACTGATCACCCACTGACATCAGGTGGTACATTTGCTAACGAACCAACAGTAGCGGCAGACTTGAACGAGACATCTCTTGAAGATGCCTTGATCAACATTGCTGGCTTTGTTGATGAGCGTGGTCTTAAAGTTGCTCTACGCGGCACAAAGTTGATCATCCCTCGCCAATTGCAATTCGTTGCAGAGCGTCTGATGGTTTCTAACTTGCGTGTAGGAACAGCGGATAATGACACAAACGCGATTCGTTCAATGGGTATGTTGCCAAACGGTTATGCCGTTAACGACTTCCTAACGGATCCGGATGCGTTCTTTATCATGACAGACGCACCTCGTGGTTTCATCCACTTCGAACGTACTCCTCTATCCACTAACATGGAAGCGGACTTCGATACAGGTAACATGCGCTTCAAGGCGCGTGAACGTTACAGCTTCGGGTTCTCTGACCCACGCTGTGTGTTCGGTTCACCTGGCGCATAACGATAGGGTAGGGGG